GTGGGCGTGAAGGAATAAGTTTAAAGGAGGCTGATTGTCTTGTGTACTACAATATAGATTTCTCGGCTCTGAGTTACTGGCAGTCTCGTGACAGGATGACAACTAAAGATTCTAAGGTAAGTGATGTTTATTGGATATTTGCAGAGAGAGGGATTGAAACTAAAATATATAAAACTGTAACCAATAAAAAAGATTACACCCTCAGACATTTCAAAAAAGATTTACTAAGTTTATAATTATGAAAGAACAAAAATTAATAGAGATGATGAACAAGCTAGACAAGCTTGACAACATCATGCAAGAAGTCATCAAAGAGATGATGAATATCAGAAGCCTATCGGTTGGAACACTTGAAGCTCTCAAGAGAATGAAAGGATACGACAAAGCTATCGAGCAACTTAAAAAAGATGCAGCTAAAGATAAAGAGAAAGCTGAAAATGAAGGACAGAAAAACTAATTTCGATTACGATTTAATTATTGGTCAACAAGGAGAAAAATTGGTTGACCATATTTTTAAAAATTCAACCATTGAAGTTAAAAGAGACTTTTGGACAGGAACGACAGGTAATATTGCAGTTGAGTTCGAGAGCAGAGGTAAACCTTCTGGGATTGCTAAAACTAAATCAGATTATTACGCATTTGTTTTAGCTGAACAATTCAGAGATGAGGTAATAATTATAATTAAAACAAGTAGATTAAAACAGATTGCTAGAAAGTACTATTTAAAAGGACGTGTTAAGGAAATGGGTGACGACAAAACATCTCTATCGGTTTTAATACCAATAAAAGATTTAAGTAACTTTGCATATAATGACAGAGCAACAGATACAAACTAAAAAGATTAAAGAGCTGGAGGCTGATGGTTATTTTGTTATTAAATTAATCAAGACTAATAAGAATGGTATACCAGATGTATTAGCATTACACCCAGATTATGGTATTGAGTTTTATGAAATCAAAACCAAGAAGGGTAAAGTGTCTAAGCTTCAGGAGTACCGCATGAAAGAACTAAAAGAATATGGATTTACCGCAGAGGTTTACAGGGGATGAACATTTTTACGAAATGGAAGAAAACTTTTTAGAGGAGCTTGAGACTTTACCTCCACTATATAGTGCTGGAATTATAATGCAGTTAGATAAGTTGGCAAGTGAAATGCATGAAGAAAAAAAATACGCTGATGAACCAAGAAGGTTTGGCATGGTTGCAGGTGTTGTTGCTATGCAAGAACCATTGTTTTTTAGTGTAGAATATCTTAACTCAAGAAGTATGTTTCCTTTGTTTTATAAATTTAATATTATAACTTCGGATGAATACTTAGACTACTTAAACCTAAACAAAACTATTGACTATGAAAACAATTGAAATAAAAGAATCCTCAAAACTAAAAGCAATAAGAAATGAAGTCGTTAACAAATTTAACGCAGATATAACAAAGAAAAACAGAAACCGAGAACTTGTGTATGGAAGAGCTGTTTACTATAAGCTATGCAAAAACCTAACCAGTCATTCTCTGACTGACATTGGCTCATTTATATGTAAAGACCACGCCACTGTGCTTCATGGCTTAAAAGTTTTTGAAACTTTTGAATTAAACAACGATTATTACTACCTCAATGCTTATGAAGAAATGTTTAATAAATTAAAATTAAACTATGCCATTAACATAAAAAACCCTAGGGATTTAAAAACAAAATATTACAAGTATATAAATGAAAACATTAATTTAAAAGAGAAAAACAAATTAATGCGTGTTCTAATTCAAAAAGAGTTTAAAGATATATTTAATGAGTGTAGAAAAGAGTTTGGGTATGTTCCACAAACTGCATACTTGAAGCAAAGATTTGCAAAAATTAACGAAATGTTGAAAAAAATTTCATAACTTTAAGTTGTATTGATACTTATGTCTTATAACATAGATGACATTGAAAAGATTCTAAACTTCACGAGCTGGAGTAATAAAAGGAAAATAGATACTCTTTTTGAAATTGACGCAGACCTTTATTGTAATTTAGGCAGCGACTCTAATAAGACTGAAGTTGAAAAAGTAAAGAAACAGTCTCGTAAAATTTACAAGGCTATAAAAAGAATCGATGAGTACACAGGAAGGTTATTGTTAAGAGAACAGTAAACCTTAAAAAATGAATATAACACCGCTAGAACAAAAGCGTCTTCAAAACATTAACTTTATAATGGAAGATATTCATGACTCAGTAAATCAAATATACGAAACATTGGTAGACCAAGAGTATGATGAAACTCGTAAGTCTATACTGACTCTTAATAGTAAATTAAAAACTATTAACGAATCAATAAACGATGAGCTATAAAGATTTCAGACCACGATTAAAAGGAGATAAAAAAATTGCATACGATAACCTAACTAAAAACGAGAGAAGGATTCTGGTTGTAGGAGATTTGCATGCACCATTTGAACTTGATGGATACTTAGATTTCTGTCAAGAAACTTACGCAAAGTATTTATGTAATCAAGTAATATTCATTGGAGATATTATAGATAACCATTACAGTTCTTATCACGAGACTTCCTCTGATGCACTTGGTGGTGCTGACGAGTTAGATTACGCTATACAAACTGTTAGTCATTGGAACAGAGCTTTTCCAGAAGCTGATGTGATTATAGGAAACCACGACAGAATGGTAATGCGGAAAGCTCAGACCTCAGCTATACCAACTATGTGGATTAAATCTTACAACGAGGTGCTGGGAACTAAATGGAACTGGGTGGAAAGAGTAGTGTATGATGACGTACAGTACATACATGGTGAGGGTGGAACGGCTAGAACAAAAGCCAAGAATGATATGATGTCTACTGTTCAAGGACACATACACACGCAAGCCTACATCGAATGGATGGTAGGCAGGAACTTTAGAGTCTTTGGTATGCAGGTAGGCTGTGGTATAGATACTACATCATACGCAGCTGCTTACGCAAAGCATTTTAAAAAACAAGCTATTGGCTGTGGCGTAGTTCTAGGTGGACACACAGCTATTAATTGTCTTATGAATCTATAATGAATAAAAAACCTTTGATAGAGTTTGTGGTAGTGATAGTAATTAACTTACTTATCTTTTACTCTATCTTCCAATTCGTCTTCTAGCTCTACGTTGAGTAAGTCTTCTACGAGTATTAGTTCTAGGGTGTAATCTATTTGGAAGAGAAGCTGAGTCAGAAGTTTCTTTTTCAAACTCTTTAGCCATCTCCGGCTTATTAGCGTACATCCATCTACGTTGTGCTTTACTTTTAAATGGCATAATTAATCTGTATCAAAATCTGTTTTTAAATCAAGGTCAAGGCTAGTATCTAAATCAATATCTAAACCTTTACTTTTTTTACCAGAAGAACCGAATTTTAATTTCTTAGCTTTTTTTTGTGGCCCACTAATAGCATACTCACTAAAGTTAAATATTCTAAGCACGTCTTCACCTGCGCCATCAGTCTCACCATTGATAACTTTCTGTAAATTTTTAACCCACCTTTCTATTATGCTATATGGTAATCCATTCTTATTTATAAACTCAAACATTTCTTTATTTACCTCGTCATAATCCTCTTGAGTTTTAGCTTTACCAAGTTTATTTATAATTACAGCTATATCAGTTGCTGTTTCAAAAACAGGAAAAGATGTTGTCTGTCTATACCATGGCTTATCTTGATAAGCATCAGCAAATTGCTGTATAACTAACCCCCAAACGAACAACCCATTTAAATTACCCATAAAAGCTGCCCTCATTAATGTATCATCATCATCATCTCTTCTGTCTCTAGCAAGTCCAGGGAATCCGAGAGATGTATATGCAAATAAAACAGGCATAAAAGCATGATAAAATGCTAATTGAGATAATGCTTGAGCTATATTAGGAGCGTTTTTGTTTTTATCGCCTTTAGCAAATCTTTTTGCAGCTCTTGTCATTTGCCTCCATCCTGTAATCTCTCTTCTTAAATACTGCTTAGGCGTTGTCAAGAACATATTTATACCACGTGAAAAGGGGTCTCTGTTTTGATGAATGTCCCTATCCTGCAAATCGTAAGATTGTTGAGTAGACTTTACATCTTTTTCAAACTTTCTTATAGCATAATCTATCGCTTGTTGTTCGGTGGCGTTTGGATTTTCATTTTGATATTTAGCCTTATAAAAAGAATAGTTTGGAAGACCTCCTAATAATATTGCACTTCTATCAGCTACTTTAATGAACCCCATTAACAAATCTATAGCAAAGTTTTGAGTTGGTTTTGGAATAAAACTTTGAAATCTTTCTGGGTTATATGTTTCAATACTACGCAATATACTTCGAGCTGCCCTATCTTTTAAATAAACAGAATTTTCTAAAACTTCATTATAAACTTGAAGTTGTTGAGTTTTATTTTTAACTGAATATTTAATCCAATTAGCAGGTCCAACCTCTGGTTCTAAAGCAAACGTAGGAATAGAAGTAAGCTGTTTAATTGCTATTGCAGGTGAAAGCATTAGTCTTGATATTTGAAAAACATTATTAAAAAAGTTTAAAACATTAGCGCTTAACATATTAGTTTTAGACTTTCCTGCCATAGCTAAATTGTTAATCATGTTGTCTATTAAATTATAAAATTCTTCACCATGAATACTTTCAATAATAATTTTTGCATCTTTGTTTGTGAACAATCGTGATATGGTCTGTAGATTTTCCGCATACGCATCAAAGTACTCCATGTCTTGTGTATACTCCTGCATTGCATCTACTAGAGTGCTGTTTTTGATTTTGTCAGTGCTATTAACTCTTAGTTTTGTATAGTTTGAGCCTACCGTAGCATTGTATTTACTAGCTCCTTGAAGTAAATGAAACTCTTCTGTTTTTTCGCCTTCTCTTCTAATAGGCCCTGCATAGTATTTGTTATAAGGCATATCAGTGTAATAAATTCTTTTATATGTTTCATTAAACCTTTGATGCATAATAGGATAAAACTCCTTGACCTGCCACTCACCAAATGCTCTAACTCTATCATCTAATTTTTCATTCATTTCTCGCATTACTCTTTGATAATCATCACCATACATGTTTTTAAATGTTGGGTGTAAAGCAGGGTCGTTATACTGAAAAACCATGTAACCTATTTGTTCTTGAGATAATATAATTTCATTTCTTGCAAGAACATCTCTTAATTCATTCTTAGTATCATCGTTTCTATTCTTATCATACTTTGCTTGTGCTGCCTCAACCTCCTTAATGTTTTTATAAAAAATATTATCAGTTTGATTTAATTCTCTTAAGGTGTATTGATAATTTTTTCCGTAATATTTTATTAAATTTTCTTCTAACAAGTAAGAAAAATCTAGCATTCTGCTTTTGTATTGCCTTGTTGATTCATTTACTTTATCAGTAACTATTTCTTGTAGTTGACCTCCAAACACCACCCCAGGAAACTCGGCTAATTGGTCAATTAGACCTGTTAAATCTTGAGCAGCACCAAATCCCATAGTATTACTAAACCTCCTCATCATTTTTTTAAATTTGGTAATTAAATTACCATTTACTCTTTCCTTTTCTGCTATACCTTCTCTGGTTTCTGAAACAGTTTCTACTTCTTTTTTAAAATTTTCTTCATCTGGATTTAATTCTTGCTTTGTTGTTTCTTTAATAAGTATAGATAGGTTTTGCATATACTGTTTATGCTTCTCTTGTAGTATGCCTGCCTGTATGTCTCTACCTCTTACTACTATGTTTTCCAGTTGTGCGTATGCTCTTGTTAAGTTTTCAAGTCTTGAGATATCAGTAGGGTCTTGTAGCATCGCCTCATTATAATTCAGTGCGGTTGTAATGTCAGCAATCCTCATTAAAGTTTCTGGGGTCAGCTCTTGGTTTTCTGTATCATTATTGCTTTCTAATAAACTTTCTAATTCAGCTCTTAATTTATCCTGTGTCTTCTCTATAACTTCAACATCAGTACTTGTTACTAGTAAAGATGCAATGGTTTTTAATCTCTTTTTTGTATCAACATCTATCTTAACTCCTTTAGGTTTTCCAGAAACAACAACCTCATATTTACCATTCAATAATTTTTTAATTCTACTAAGTACGTTTTTATTGTTAAGCTTAGTTACAATTCCTTCTATCTCATCTACAATGTTTTCTAAGTTGTTCCCTTTTAAATCTACTGTGCTTAGGTCCTGAATTTCTCTAACTATATCTATTACCTCTGATTTAGTAAACAAAGACTTAGGAAGATTTCTTCTTAATAAATTAATAAGTATCTGCTGTTGGCTTTTAACAGTTGTAGCCCCTTTCTTTTTATCTCTAAGACTTTGTCTAGCTTTTACTATTTGTGCTGTAACTGTTTGAGATGGTCTTGCTTCGAGTATACTTGTAAGGTCACTAAGCATTTGTGCTTGTAAGGAAGACAAACCTTTTTTAGTTTTGGTCTCCCCTTTTACTTTATAAGTTTCAGCTAAAGCTTTGAACTGCGGCCTTTCCATTAAATAATTAATAACTGAATCTGCTTCAGCAGTTTTACTTAAAGGTTTTTTCTTGTTAGCTTTTCTTTGTTTTAAAATAAAAGTTTCTAATTGTAAAAATAGTTTTGTTCCAGCAGCATCTCCAATCTTTTTAAAACTATCAGGCACTCCTCCTAATGTCAGAGACTGGATGTTTAATATATCTTTAATCTTTGTTTCAGAAAGTTTGTATTGTCTTCTTAATGTATCTACTATTAATTCTTCTCTTACCTTTCTATCTCTTAACTGGCTAGCAATGTCTACATAAAAGTCATCACTTCTTTGTGCTCTTCCTGTTATATATGGGTTTATAAACTTACCGTTTTTAGTTAGATAAAGCGAACCGCTTCTAGCTCTTGCCACTCCATACCCTAGTTCTTCTGCAGCCTTTCTAAATTGAAACTCATCTACCATTGGATTAGCAAATCCTGCTGTATCTACATTATAAAACTGTGCAACCTCTTGTATTGTTTTCTCTCTTTGCTCTCTAGGTGTAATTTTTTCTGGAATTTTACCTACAAACTGTCCACCCATTGCAGATTTCGCAGCAAATCTTTTTGGTCTTTTACCAATAGGAACAGGTGATGCGTCTTTACCTTTGCCCACTGCTTTTGGGAACACAGACCTTACATCGACTGCTTTATTAAATACCATCAAAGGCTTACCTGATATAGTAAACGGATAGGATGGATGATAATTTGGGTCACCCTCTCTCACCTCTACTATGTCAGAATTTTTATCAAACTGTATAGCAGAAACAATATCACCAAATTCTGTTTCTGTCAGGTTAGGGTCATTAACATAATCAAGTACCCCTATATCGCTTTTAGCTGTAGGCTTTAATGGTGGTATTCCAAAATCTTGGAATGAGGTGGCAGAAAAAAACTTTTCTGTAAATAATCTTCTTTCTCCATAACTTAATTTTTTATTACTACCTATAGTTTCAATAGGCATTAATGTATTAAGTTGTTCTAAATTTGTTATTTGTAAAGGCTTTCCTTTTCCTTTTAAAACTTTTTGAAGAGCGTCATTGCTTAATATTTTATTTACATAATTTAAAAGCTCATTAGGATTTGCACCTTTATTAATTGCATGGGCTATTTCAGCGTTTAAATATTGATAAAAATTTCTACTTCCTGTTATTCCAGTATCACCTTGTATCATCACTAATCCAACACCATCGCTTTCTTTTACTTTGTTTAAAACTTTTTGAGCATTACTTTTATCTGTAAATGCCCATCCTTTTCCTGAGCCATACGGATATAAATAGCCTCCATAAAAATTAAACTCTAACCCGCTAGGGCTTTTAATTAATCCATAGGTTGCTTTATCTGCTGCATACACAAACGCAGTTGCTCCGCTTAGTTCGTTAATACTTCCGTATTTAATAGAACTCATATCTATACCACCCCTGTTTAGCTGATAAGAAGTTTTTTGTTCTCTTCCTATTGTTCTATCAGACTCTTTAATGTTTGATGGGATTTTCCCTTCTGCATTTGGTATTAATGTTCCTGGTTCTAATATTTCTATATCAGTCTCTGTTATAGCTTCACCAGTTGCAACCTTGCCAGCTAATGTGTTAAATAAATCTACTACATCAGAGTCTTGCTGTGTGAACTCAGAGAAGTTTATATTTAAACCAATCTTATTGGCAAGCTCTTGTAGGAATTTAATTATTTTGTTTTTCTGCGGCTTAGTAAGTGTTGCATACTCTGAAGACATAATACCCATAAGCTCAGCTAACCTTTCTTCATTCTGTAGTTCAGGGGTATTATCATATTTTGCAGCAAACTCATCTATTCTTCTAGCAAGAGGACTGTTTTTAGGTAATGCTTTTCTAACTGACCTCATCATGTTCTCAGCTAGCTTAGCTGCTTCAGCATTTGTTTTAATTTTACTCAGTAAAGTTGCATGAAATATTTCGTGGGGCACTGTTGTTGCAACAGCTTTATTTAAATCAACATGTATAACATTCTCATTAGTGTCATAAAAACCTCTGTTGCCTGCTGGAGCAAATCTTTCAAACTCAACTGTACTCTCGTGTAATATTATTTTAGTTTCAGGGAAAAGTTTTTGTATAGCTTGTGCTCCTGTCTTAGCTAAACCTTTCACTACATTACGAAGTGTTACTTGGTTTGGTTTTAAATTTTCTGGTTGCTCGTTAGTGTTAATAATTAAATTATCAGAAATCTCTTCAACATTTTTAGTTTTCTTTTTACCAAAGAAAGTTTCTGTAGCACTCTCTTTTGTTTCTTGTACTGGTGGCGCTGCTGATTCAGCTTGCTCTACCACTTCAGTAATATCTTTAGACTCTTGTTGTGTTGCACCTTCAACCTGTGTATCAGTTGTAGTTTCTTTTACCTGTGCTAACCTTTCATTAATCTGTTGAATTTCAAGTAAATCTTGTTTAACTGAGCCAAGGTTTTGGTCTATTGGAGGTGCGGTTCTATCTTCAAGAACTTTCTTTCTAATTTTTAAATCCATAGCCTCAGCAAAAGCTGGGTTGTCAATACCTCCTGGCAATTCATTTGCTAACCCTATTGCTAACTCATAGTCTGCTTTGATTTGTTTACCCTGCTCTGCAGTAATCTCTCCACCATTTATATCCATTTTAATTTTGTTAGTCAATGCTTTCTGAGATATAGTAGGGTTGTTTTTTATCTCTCTGAATATTTGTATCTGTTGCTCTGTAAGATTTGCAAACTTGTTTTCATTGACAGCTGCTGATACTGCTGGCATTGTACCAAGTACTAAACCTCCTACAGCTTCTTGCGCTGCAGAGTATGCTACTTGTCCTATAATTTCTGTAAAACCTTTAGGAGTTGAGAATAACTCTTTATCTTTTATTTGATTATATAATTTCTTACTATATATATCACTAAATTCTTGCGCTGCACCAGTTTCAGCTTCAGCTAATGTAGCTCCACCTAGCACTAACCCACCTCTTGTAGCCGCATCTTTTACTTCTCGGTCTACAAACTCTTTAAAAGTTTGACTTCCACCACTTTTAGGCATTTTACGCATAACTTTAGTTAATATGTTAGCTACCAATCCACCCTTATCCAACACATTTCTGAAACCATAATTTTCTAATGTAGCCGCAATAAAAGCTACTGGCATTTTAAATACAGCTTTTTCATTTTCACTTATACCTGCAAACTCTGGATTGTTCATCATCTCTTCGTCAAGTTTACCAGAGGTAAGTAAAAATAAACTTGCAAGTCTTGCTGGCCCAAGAGCTAAAGAAGGTATAGATTCTGCAAGTCCTGCTAACGCACCAATCCAAAAGTTTTCTTGTTGCACTGCAGCGTATTGTTCGGTTATAGATTTACCAGCCACCTCTTCAAGCAAGTCTTCTCTTATCATAGTTACAACACCCCCTTCTCTTTTTCCGTCCACCATCTTACCGTACTTTAAATCTTTAGCATATACATCTCTAACCTCGTCTACTAATTTGTCGTAATCAGTTAATTGAATAGTTGTTCCAGGTGCGCCTACTCCTGCAGCGATTGTTTTAGTTCCAGCATCACCTCTATAAAAGTTTTTTAATTCATCTATTGTTATGCCTTCTACATCTTCATCTAATGGAATCGGTAAACCTTGTTGTTCTGCAGCTTTTATTATTTCATTTTTATATCTTTCCTCTCCCATCTGTTTTTGCAAATCAATAGGCAATAAATTTACTCCTGATTGAATACCATAACCAACTAATTCAGCAATAGGCCCAAGGACACCACTAGCTCCTTTATATTTCATTAAAAGACCGAAGCTACCTTGTTGTTCTTGCATGTCATAATACTTTCCAACCGCTTCATTAAGTTGAGTTTGTCTTGCTTTCAGATTTTTTTCTTCTTCTAAAAGTTTTGCGCCTGCAGCATTGTGTATTGCTATTCTGTTATTTAAATCATTTACTTGTTCTGGAGTCATAGACTCAATGTCATTGATTTCCTGTTCAAACTTCAAAGAGTTAGCTGAATAAAGTTGAGCTCCTTTATTAAAACGGTCTTCTCTTTTAGAAAAAGCAGACATCGAATCATCCATAGCTTTATCATTCCTAAATTTAATTTCGTTTGCTTCATAACCTACAACAGTTTTAGCCAAAGCTTGACTTGCCTCTTTGTTTTTTTCTATAAACTCAAGTAATTGTAAAGCACGCTTCTCTTCATTTTGTCCTATCCCTATATTAACTCTTTGTTTCTCTCCGTTTTTTGCAGTGACTTTTATTTTTTGTCCAAGTATATCTGCTTCTTCAAATTTAAATCCTTGGTCACCATATAAATAATTTAGTTTTGGAACAACAAAACTTTCACTTCTATCTAAAAGTTCTACCATGTCTTTGTACTCAGGAGAAGATGTGTTCACTCTTGACAACTCCATATCTGTAGAAACTATTTCTCCTTCTCTTTTTTTCTGTTCCTCTATGTTTGTGTTATCAAAACCTTCAACAGGTTTTATAAGAGCATCTCTTTGCTCTTTTAAAGCTTCTAGCTCTATCATTGCAGGGGTTTCTTCTGCAGGTTTACCTAGAGGATACAATTTTTCTTCTTGTTCAGATAAAGGAGTTTCAGCTTCTGTTTGAATTTGTTTTTCAAGGTCAGCTATTTGAATAGAAAGGGTATCTATTTTACGACCAGTTTGTAGCTCTTGGTCTTCTGATAAATCCGAACCACCATCTCCCGAAGGAGAATCCATAGGTTCGTCTTCGATTTTTTTTTTTGAAGAATACTGATTGTTAAAAGTTTCTTTGTCTTTTGAATAGAGCTTTCTATCGGTGACCACATTGTAAACTTTATCTACATATTCAGGGTCAGAAAACTGCTCTTCAAATTCTTCTAAAGATTTTGAATAAAGTTTCTTATCTATTAATACGTTATATAATTTTTCAATTTCTTCCATATTAATCTGTTGGGTCTAATATATATGTTGGGGGAACATCGCCTTCGTATGTATACTCTGGGTTGCTTCTTCTAAATATAGAATAAATCATATCTTCACTTCCAGCTATCAATGCTGTCTTTAACAACTCCATTCTTTCTTTCGTTACTTCTGTGCTTAAATTTAATACAGCAGTGTTGCCATCATAAATAATTAGATTACCCAAATCATCTTTTTGCATATTTAAACCAAGGGGTGTAACTAATGTTTCAATTTCAGCATCAGTATATACATCACCATCCGCAGGATTTACCAATCCTCCTTCAACTGTAAATAAATTCTCTTTTAAATAAGCTTTTGCCTCATCTATTTTAATAGCATCCCTCAAAGCTTTTTCTCTTTCCTGTTGTTCTTTCAATTCAGTAGCAGATATTTTTACAGGAACATCTGTAAACATTCCACTACCTAATGCAGATGACAATGCTTCAAAATCTACATTACCTTTAGCACCAGCTAATAAGAGACCTAGTGTTTCTTTATTTATTACTTGTCCACTTCTCTGTGCTATTAAAGTTAAGTCTAATATTGTTTTTATATTATCATCAAAATTATTTGTAACTGTTGGTTCAACTTTCGTATAATCAGCAGCACCCTTAAGCATCTCCTCTGCATTTTTTAATATAACTTCTTTAGCTTTATCACTTTCATAAAATCTACCAGACTTGTCTTGGTAAAATATGTAAGGGTTTTTATCTTGTAACTCTTTTAATTTTTCTTCTGTTAATATACCACCGATTTCATAGTATTCCATAGGCACTGAAGCATACTCAAAGTTAACAGTGTCTTCGCCATCTTTTATTGTATTCGCCATAGCAAACCCTCTTAATGCTGTTGGCTGAGATAGCATTGCTTCTGATGCATTTGTTAAAGCTTCTTTGCCTTCATTAGTTGAAATAAATCTTCCAACTTCTTGTTTACCACTAGCAGTAGTTATGTCCTGTACTCCTGTTAAATTTTTAAGAGTTGATGTTATTGCACCCGCAGTATCATACTGACCTTGAAACTTCATATTAACACCATTAAAGTATTGATTTATTGACATAATATCATATCCACCCTTGAGTCCTTCACCTACCTTAATTAAATTTGCTTGATATGACTCTGGGTCAAAAGCTATACTTACATTACCTAAATCAGAAAACTCTTGTAGCTGGCTAAGTTTAAATAAGTCTTCATCACTTAATTCGCCCGCTGATTTTTTTTCTTCTATGTCATTAATCATTGTTGCGTACTTAGTCATAGAATCTACAGTCATAGAAACCTGAGAGTTTAAGTTAGCCATAAGGATATCATAAGTTCTCTTATCTATATCTCCGTTATTAAATTGTTGATTTACTTTAGATGCAGATTGCATTGCAGCTTGAGATGTGTCCCCAAAAAATCTATTGTATTCCTGGTTAAAACTTGTAGGCATTTTACCTAAAAGCTCTGCAAACTCACGGCTGGTTGTTGCTACACCTGCAGCATCATCAGCTTTCTTTTGCTCGTATGCTTTTAAATCGTCACTAAGACTCTTAGTAACTGTAGCCATATCTATGCCTAAAGCATCCCCTGGTCTTAATCTTTCGTATCCGTAATATGACATAAAATTAACTTGTTTCTGATTGTCCTCTAAACATCGATGTATAATCTATTGAAGGCTGTGGTGCTAATGATGAAACTCCGTCAAGTAATTCAAAACCTGATGGCATATTTATATCTACGCCTAAACCAGGTGCTTGTCCTCCTATAAAACCACTAAATGGGTCAACTGGTGTTTCACCGCCTCCTTTTTTACCGTCTAGTAAACCTGATGTTGCTAGTCCTGAAAGACCTCCACTTAATTGACTAAACCCTTGCTGCATATTATAAGTACGCATCTTCATAGCATCTTGTGCTGCTTTTTGAGCTCCTGCTGCTTCAGCTAAATCTACAGAGGCTCTTGCTGAACCAAGTCTTGATTCTTCTTGAGCTACTAGCCTATCTAATTGTGACATCTCTTGCGCCATAGCTGCTCGTTGTCTAGCTAAGCCCGCTTGTTGTGCTTGTACAACTCTACCAGCTGTAGCTGCTGCGCCTCTTGGGTCTCCCTCAACTCCGGCTTGTAATGCACTTGCTCCTGCCTGTGCTAAAGCTTCTCTTTCTAATTCATAAGGTTCTTTTGCAATTGATAAACCTTTCATATAATTTACTGATAATTCTTTTTTAGCCTGAGCTGCCGCTACTGCCGCTGCATTTTGAGCTTTCTTCATTGCATCTCTCTGTTTCTTTGCTTCACCGAAACTAAATATAGAGCCAACAATTTGAACACCTGCCGCTGCTAATAATAAAGGGTTTGCCATAATAAATTTTTATAATTACAAAGATACTAATTTTTACGGATAGCTTTTCATTACATCGCTCTCTACTGCAAACAGTTCCGTAGCCTGAGTGTTGTAGTTTGTTATAGTAAATATACAATAATGTCCTAGTAAACCATGAGATTCAGCTTCAGAACTTTTTATAAACATAATGTATGGGTCATTTAATGGAAAAGCTACAGTGTTTGCAGAGGTTGTACTTACAATTAATTCATTGATTCCGTTTTGTAAATCTACATTTATCTGAGTTACAATTCCACCATAAGAAACCTCAGTGTATTGAGGTAGAGAATGGTATACATAATCACCTATGCTTATAAAATTACCTATCGATACAAGTGGGTTTGTAGAAAAACTAAGAGTTGTTGTCCCTTGTGTGATAGCTACATTAGATGTTTTTCCGATACCATTAGCAGACCTCAGTGCATATTGCCCTTCAAGTGCTGGAACTTCTCCGCTTTGTCTAAGATATGCAAACCAAGCTCCTTCTTTTTTTTCAAACCAACCATCTTCCATAAAGCCATTTATTTGTATATCTGTTTCTAAATAAGATTCCCAAGCATCATTAGATTCTAAGTTCAGTGTTTTAAATATTTTATTTTCCAGTGGGTTTTGATTAAACACACTTGTTATTTGTGAGTTATATTGTTCTCCATAATAATTGTTTCTTTTTTCATTTACATTGTGCTGGTATAAATTACCTCCTTGAAATGTGTAAAAGAAATTATTCATCCCTATCATATACTCTGGTATATAAGAATAAAATGATGGCCAACCTTTAGAGTTTTCACTATAACTAACCGTCCATTCTGTTTTAACTGGAGATGGTATAGGAGGAACTACACTAGGTGGAGCTGGAGTTGGTGTTACAGGAGTTGGTGTGCCGGGTTCAGATGGGTTACAATCAGTGCTAAATCTTAAATTATTTTCTCCTAAAAAATATTGTCCGTTTGTAGACTCGGGATATAATGTTTGATAGCTTATTACTCCAAAATCTTGATTTACATTTAAGGTTATTGTTCCTGAATAAAAATCATAAGTGTTCCCATCTAATGCTGTAGCATTTCTTTCTAATTTTGTTCCAGTATAAGATATTTGATTTTCTTTTCCATTATTTAAAAAAGCTATAGGCCACTCTGAACTTACACCAGTTATTTGATATATTCCGGTGTTAACCTCATAATTACCCCACTCTCCATTTATAACATAATATCGTATTGTAACGTTTTCGAATTCTCCTATGGTTGCAGTACTACTAATAACCGTTAGAGAGTTTGTAAAACTTAAACAATACTGACCAGTTCCTGGAGATGGTGTTGGTGTCGGACTGGGTGATGGTGGTGGTGCTATAGCAGCATTACAAGTTGCACAATCTGCATACGTCGGTATGTTAGCAATATCTAAATAAGATATGTTAGTAGTGCTTACACCGTTTGTCCAACATATAGATTGATATGCTAAATTGGATGGCCATGCTGTAAAACTTGAAGGCGCTCTAAATATTTGTTTTTGACTTGCTGCATTACAGTTTTCATATTCATAATAACTATATCCTTCTATAGGTGTTGGGTCAGCCTCACCACACTTTGTTGAACAGTTTTTATTAAAATCATTTACAATACCATAAACAGATGTTTTTCTAATTTCAGAACCACGCTCTAAACAATATACGTGAATTTCATTTGCAGGAACTTTTATATTTATTTTATCACCACTATAACAAGTGACTACCCACGTACATTGACCATTCTCGTCACCTATTTCGTCAATAGGACATGTAAAATTAAATTCAGCACCAGCCATAAAGAGATTATTTGTTTACAAATTTACGAATTATTTAGCTTTGTTATTTTATATAGGTATTTATAAAAGCATTATAATCTTTAATCCAATTTTCAGCTGACCTTTTAGAACAATTTAAATTTTTAGCATCTGGCCAAAAGTTTTGTTTAATTTTTTTTGGTCTATTTAATTCTCTATAATTATCTACTCCAGAAACAAAATATTTATGCCATATTAAATTTTCACTAGGAGCATATATGTCTACGCCACATTGATATAGAAGTAAACTATAAAGTTCTTGCTCGCATGTACCATAATATTTATAATCATCTACAGTTAAATGTTTTACTATATCACCTTTACAAAACATGTTACCTCCAGATATATTCATAATTTTTTCATTTTTATTTTGTGCTAATTTTTGGTGGTGTGGACCTATAAAATTTCCAACAAATGGAATTTCATTAGGTATATAAATAGAAGATAAATTTCTTTTACTATAAACTTCATAAAGTTCATTGAAGTGATACTCTCTTGGAAAACCGCTAATTACGCTTTTATTTGGCGTTTCTTTCAACATATTTATATACTCAACGTCCCAACCATTTTTAAATCTACTATGACTATCAACTAATAAAAAATAATCTTGATTATTATATAATTCTTTCATTATAATATTTCTAGCCCAGCCGCATCCTTCTGCATATTCAGGAAGCACATGTTTTATTGAAATATTTTTGATGTTAAACTGTGATAAAAAACTATTAAAAACTAAATATGAATCCTGAATTAAAACCCCTACGTAAACCTGATTTGGACTAGTAGCTCTTTTATATAAATCAGTTACAGTGGGAAATAATTCAGAATCTTTAAATGAAGCTATGCTTACAAATATTGATTCCATGTTATTTTATAATTGCAGAAGAGCACTCTTTACATATAGAATTGAATGCTTTTTTATTAACTAAATCTCTTTCTTTTGAGAACCATATTTCTTTTATTGTCTTATGTTTTAAGTTACCATAGCTATACTCCATATAATAATCATTACAACATAAAAAAACATCACCTTTTGGAGATATATGCAACCACTCTGTATCCCTTTTAACACTACAACCAATTACTTCTCCTTCAGGTATATTATTAAGCATGACATCTTTTAACAAACCTGCTCTATCTATTAAGTTCCATTGCTCATATATTTTAATTGATGGAAATAATTTTTTGGCAATAGCAACCTGGTTTTGCATTTCATTTTTTTCTAAATCTGGAAAATTTTTTAGTTTAATTATATTTGAATGTTCGTTTATACCGTTTATATGTAGTAATAACAAATTAGGGTTATATAAATTATTTGAAGCATAATCTATGTTTCTAATTAGTTTGTCAAACATAACCTCTTTCATTCCAGTTCTTTTTTCAAATAATCTTTTTTCATAAACAGGAGCATTGATTGCTATCATACTAACAGCAGGTTGATGTTTGTTAATTAAGTCAATTTTTTTAGGCGTGAGAGGAACTCCATTTGTTAATATACATATTGTCAATTTGTTTTTATTTAATATTTTAAGCATAGACTCGAAGTGTTTGTACAACAATACTTCATTATAATGAGAACAATAAATAAAATGCAGGTTTGGGTTTATTAAATCTCCTTTTAAATTTACAATTTCAGATATAATTTTATCAAACAAATTTATATCCATTTGATTAATTTGATTTTTAGGATTCCCTAAAGTGCTTACTGGACAAAACCAACAGCCTGCATTACATAAACCATTTGGGTCTAACTGTATGAAATTTATCATTGTTAATTGTACTTATAATGAACATCAAGAGTTCTGTAAGAATTACCTTCTAAAGGTTCTTTTCTACCGTGTTCACAAATTGCAGATTCATATATTATCATGTCACCAGGTTCTGCATATATTTTATACCATTCACCGTCATGACCCATTATATCTAAAGGCCAATCGTTTCCATATTTTTTATTTTGACATCCACATTTTAAATTTTTATCTACAATTATTATAGAGCTTACGTGATTAGATTTAAAATCTTCATAAGTAGGAGTTATTGTTTCTCCTTTTTGATATGAATTTATACCTTGTATTAATGAAGGTTTTATTGGTTGATTGTTTATCCATTCTTTATGGACTAATAGTAATTGAGTTTGTATTAATTTTTTTATTGAAGGTAAAACGTCAAGTGAAAACATATTTACGCTTTCTTCTTTTTCTTTTAATAATTTATATGTGTCATTAATTATATTCCACGTTTCAGGCGGACATTTTTGCAATGCAAAACCAAGGTCAGTGTGTTTGGGAATTTGCTCTTTAGATGTAAAAACTTTTGGCTCTAATTTAGAGACAGGTTTTTTTTCTTGTTTTATTAATTCTGATGCTTTTACAACATAAGATTTATTAATAAATTCTCCTTCTTCTTTTTGTTGTTTTTGAGAATCATAATACAATTGTGCATCCCCTGCTCCATCCCAAGATTTTTCTCTCCACCATGATGTAACAACATATTTTTTACCCTCATCTACTGTAACGCCTTCATGCAAATATTGTTCTTGAACTTTTCCGTCTTTTAGATTATGCCACCATAAAGCTTTACCTGTCTCAGGCTCTATTGTTTTTTGTAGTGTTGGAAAATATGTGCCCCCACCTTTGTACCCCTCGTTTAAATAAATCATTAAAGTGTGTGTTCTATTACCTGATGCTTTACAGTGCATGTCGTAAGCAGGCCCACTAAAAAAATCATTGTGTGGTTTGAAGTATTGACCTGGTTCATAGAGCTGTCCCTGTATAGCTTCTCCTTTATTTAATTCTAATCCTAAAGTTTCAGATATTCTTTTTTTTAAATTTAACAAAATTGGGTTTGTCATATCTAAATTAGAAGTGCTTGAAGTTCTGTGGTCAGTAACATCAGTTCTATCTGTACCTCCAACAACAACAGATGAACGAGTATGATTGGCGTCAATCATTTTAATTAATTCTTGACATTCCTCAGGTGTGATATAATTATGTATTTCCTCCATTTGATTTGATTTAATTTCAAATAAAGTTAATCATAATTATTTAAAATGAAAAACTATGGACAATTAGTAACAGTACACGATAATGTAAATGATGAACCATTCCAGTATCTATAGAAACTTCCGTTGTTATAATAACCTGCTAATGCAGCTCTATCACAATTTGGAGTTCTGTATAAAAGTGTTGCAGTACAGAAATCAGTTGTATTCATAAAGTATCCAATGCTCAAACTACAAGTAAAGCTTGGAACAGGCGATGGACCACTCTGACTTATATACTCTAAGCTTACCGCATTACACGCAGGTGTTGGAGTCGGTGTTGGAGTAGGCGTTGGTGTTGGACTCGGTGTAGCTTGACAATCAAAACATAGATTAAATGACGCATACGCTAAGTACGAACCATCAGTACCACTTCCAGCGTTTGTGTCAAATTCAAAACATATCGACCCACTTTTTAACACATTAGGGAATGTAGTGCCAAATGGTGCGCTTACGTCTAATAAGTTACTAGGGTCGTTACAATCTAAATACCTTCCATATATTGTGCTCGGAGGAGTCGGTGTTGGACTCGGTGTTGGAGTCGGTGTTGGAGTAGGCGTTCCAGAACATCCAGATAACCCCGAACAACTATTACTTACTACATCAAGTACACCTTGACAATTGTGATATCCTATATTAACAGCCGTAACTTCATAACATTGAGATGTATCAAACGTTGGACATCCACCAGTTGTACCACCAGAACTTATTTTAATACCTAATCCTATAACCAAACTATTGCTTCCTGTTATCTCAACGTGATATGTAGGGCTTGTTGTACCACAAGCAACTATCGATATTTCTTGAGTCGCAGGTGCTGGAGTAGGCGTTGGACTTGGGCTAGGCGTTGTTGCACAAGTCGTTATAGCCTGGACAGCACCGGTAGAAAGAATTAAATATTTATCATTTGAAGGTTGAGGTAAATATCCTAATTGATTAGAAATACTATACCATTCTAACCCTCCATTAAATACTGTTGTTTTAGAAGAGTTAGCGTATAAAGTGTCTCCAACAATAATTTGACCTACAGTTGCTCTATTAGAGAACACAAAGTTATTAGTTCTATGGTTACAAGCATCTGCTTCAATATATCCTTGTTGTGGCAATGCATTAATAAAGAATGAAGGGTTTTCACAATCATAACAATTATTAAAGCTTGATAAAGACTCTACGCTTATAGTTGATGTTGCAGTTGTTGATACTGGGTTTGAGTAACAAATATTGTTATGTTTTATAAAGCCAGGGAAACTTGCTGTTGTGCTAAGTTTTCTAAATACTGCTGTAGTTGATGTTTGACATTCCGTATAAGTTGCATAATTATAAGTTGGAACTGCTCCACAGCCCGAACAACTACTAAATGTAGAATTTAATACAACAGACGAATCATAGGATGTTGCTGCGTTATCTATAATTTCCCAACAAGTTGTACCAGTAAACTCTGGGTTTGGTGCGCTAGCTGCGCCCGTTATTTGTATTACAATACCATTAGCTAAAGTTGGCGCTGTTAAACCTGTTACTCTTACTTTGTAAGTTGGAGTCGTAGTGAAACATTGTCTTATTTCAACATCTTGGAATGTAGGAGCTGGGCTAGGTGTTGGGCTAGGTGTTGGAGGCATACAGTCTATAATTGTATCAACAACACCAAGTGAGCTAATAAGTAAAGCATATCCACTATCTAAGTTTGGATAATGACTATTTACGTTTGTTACACCATAAAAACTTAATCCTCCATTCCAAACATTAGTTAGACCTGAATTAGTGTAAATTATATCGTTTACCTGTATCGAAGCTACATCAGCTCTTGATGTGTACATGCTGTTAGTAGCTTGTGCGGCACACGCAGTAGATGAGTTTCCGACTCCATTACCTACTGTATACGTAGAGAATATTTGTGTTCCAGGAGCTGGAGTTGGACTAGGCGTTGGACTTGGAGTTGGACTTGGAGTTGGACTTGGGCTAGGCGTTGTACCTAGACATGTAGCACAATCTACATAAGAAGCAGTAATATCATTAGTGCTGGTAGAGCCAGTTGCAGAAGGAGAAGAGTAACAAAGATTGTTATCTTTTACAACCGCTGGGAACGAGCCACCAGAGACTAATCTAAATATTTTAGGAGTTGAACCACCACATAAAACATACTCTCTATAGTCATAACTAATAGGTGTCGGTGTTGGCGATGGACTAGGAGTTGGACTTGGAGATGGAGTAGGCGTAGGGGTAGAGCCACACTCAGTACAATTATTATAACTTACTAAACCATTTACATTTATAGTAGATGTTGAACCTGTAGCTTGTGGATTATCATAACAAATTGAATTATAAGATACAGTTTGTGGAAAAGTTCCTCCTTGAACTATTCTAAATACTTCATTAGGACTTACACCATCACAAGCTGTATAAACTCTATAGTCATAAGCAATAGGTGTTGGAGAAGGGGTAGGTGTTCCACAATTTGGACAATCATCTTCAGCAAACAACACACCAGAAGCTTGCTGCCTTACAATTGACTGGTCAGAATACCATCCATCAGGAGCAAAAGAAGATAGGTCAGCATCCGTGAACAATGCAGTAGCAGTTGAAAAACTTGCTGAGCTATAATAATATGTTCCTGTTGTTGCCATTTATAATTTTACAAAGTTAACCATTTATGTTGAACATCTTGAATCTCCACATCCTGCTACTTGAACAATTACTTCACCGTTTTGTCCACTGCCTCCTACATCATATAAAGATACACATCCTATTATTGAGCCAAATTGATATTGAACCTCATCTCCAACAACAATACCTAGTGTTTGGTTTGCTTTCACATACACTGCTTGCAGACTAACACAATCAATTCCTAAGAAATAATCATATACCGGTGCTGGACTTGGAGTTGGACTTGGAGTTGGACTTGGAGTTGGACTTGGTGTAAACGTACAATTACAACACGCATCTAATAAACTTGTTGAAGAATAACACAATTCTTGACCTACTGCATTTCTTAAATCATATATCAAATATAATTTGTTTCCGTTGGCCGGTAAACCAAATTCAGCGCTATATAAATTAGGAGCGCCAGTAGTGTTTATTGGAGTAGCTTTTATTGACGCCGCTAATAAAATACTTATATCAGTTGGATTATTTTCATATAAAGCATCAGTTCTTAAATATCTAAACTCATTTTCTATTGGGTCGAATTGGAAATCATCAAAATTAATTTTGTTAGACCTCATTATAATGGTTGAACCATCAGGCGGTATAACACCTAAAGCTTGAGGGCCTTCAAGCTCTCTATATTGTGAAACTATTGGGTCACTAGGGCTAGCTAAAAAAGTAACTAAATCTGATTGTGTTGGTGAGGTAACAGTTAAATTTGTCCAACTAAATTCAGTGTGTGAAAACTGGCCAGAGTTAGCGTTTGTAGTAAGCGTAACACTATAAACACTAAACACTTCTTCTTCTGGACACTTTACAGTAACTTGAATTGTATCATTTACTATTGCATCCGAAGAAATAATCATAACAACTTCTGTAGGCGTTGGATTTGGTTTTGGAAACCTTAAAGTTCCACTTTGATAAACAATACCTGTAGTGTATGTAACACCATCATATATTGCTTGAACTATATACCCTGTACCCGTCACTTGACCTTCCGTTTCTAAATCTAATCCTGCTTCTGAAACCATTTGCTGTTCCGTCCCTTCTGTTACAATTAAATCTGTGTTCTCAAAAGGAATTACATAATCTATCTCTACATAATTAAGATTTGATGGAGGGCCTACAGTTTCACCTAACTCCACACAATAAACAAATTCTTGTCCAGCAACAATAGTTATATTTTTAGTAACACCACATGCAGTACATAACTCTGTTTCCGGCTTTACAATTGTATTAGTTGTAAAAACATACTCTTGCATATAAGGGTCATATCCACCTAATTTTTGTGTTGATGAAGCCTCAGCAAATAAATCTCTAAACCAACTTCTCATACCTTCATTAGATATAACCGTCAGAATTTCATTTTGAGCTGAACTACCAGTTAATTTAATAACCACATTTCTTTTAGCATCTGTAAAAAATTTGTTTTGTCCAAAAGTTGCAAAACTTTCTGGGTGATTACTTATACCATACTCTTCAATCCTAGCTATTTGTGTTCCTAAAACTTGAGGCACTGAGGTTACAACCCCGCCCCCTGTAGAATCTGAGAGTAAGTTTTTCCCCGCTAACACATAAGATATTTTATCTTCTTGAAGTACAAGAATATCTGTTTCTCTTGCAAACAATATTTCTACATCTCCATACGTTTCTTCTAATGGTTTAAAGTTAGCAAGACCTAAATTAAATTCATTTAACCTATTTACATTTGATTCATCATTAAACACTCCACTATAAGTAATATCAGCAAATCTGTGAGCAGCTTTAAACTCTTCATTAGATGTTGTAAAAACTCTGTTCCCTAAATTAAAAGACTTACCTTTTATTGAATCTCTAATTCTATAACTTTCTACACCATTACCAAAACTATAACAGTTTGTAAAACCAGGTTTTATAAGAGCTGGCTGACTAGAGGTTTGGTTTTGAACGTTTCCTAAATGCAGACCATTACTAATATTGAATGATTTACTATTTTCATACCATGCGTCTGGTAACGCATCTTGAGGCTCTGTTTCAAAAACATAAGTTGCACCATCACCTCTGTATACGGTAAATGAAACTTCAAGCATAGATTCTTCGTTTTCTGTTTTACCCGCAGAGTAAGAACCTGATACTAAAAGAAAAATTAAATTGTTTCCATTTGAATCTTGAGTACTTGTGTCTTCGTAAATTCTATAATAAAAATTATCATTAAAATCTAATGATGAAGGTGTACCTCCTCCAAATAAATTATTTCCTCTTAAATCAGAATCTTGTTTACAAGCGCTATGTATAATTTCATTAGCTGCAACGCCTAAAGGAGCAGCTCCATTGTTAACTTGAGGTGAAATAAAAGTATTTTCTATCGTTTGAACCTGACCTGGATTTTTAACACCACTATCTAATATACTAGCAACGTTATCTCCAATAAACCAATTAGCCATATTGGTGTAATTAGTAGATGCAGTAAGCGTTTGTTCTAGTGTATAATTTCTTCTTCCATCTGCTCCTGTTCCAGTACCATTTCTTCTCATCTCAACCCTCATAACTATTCTACTTCCAACTGGCACATCATACACATCATAAGTAGGAGTTAGTGGAGATGGTCTATTTACAGTTGTAAAAAAAGGAAAAGCTATAGTAGGTATCTCTCCATCTGTTCTACAGGTTCGTTCCACAGGGTCAACAGCAATAACAGCATTAGGGTCTTGTATAGATGAAAAATTAGATGCGTTTATTTTCATATACACCCCACCTATCACATCTACTTGAGTTCCTGATGCGTCATAAATAGATATAAATCCACTTGACTGAGCTTCTTTCTCTAACACCGTAGTTCTTATACACCTAGATGTTGGCCCAGTGTTATCTGCTTTTACAATTAAAGTGTCTCCCGCTTCTACTTTAGAAGCATTTTCTCCATCTAATAGAAAGTAACTTGAATTTGAAACTGTATCTCTATAAGCAACATTACTATAAATTGTTTCATAAGTTTCTTTAGTAGGCTTAATAACAAATTTATATTTTGTTGCCCAGATTGGAGCTATCTGAGTTGTAGGTATTTCTACTTGTATATAATTTCTATCAATTGATTTACTACACGGAATATTAATTGAACCTCCATCCTCAATACTACTAACTAAGGCTGTTGAAGCTCTGTTAAAGTCATCCATATAAACTATACCAACCTCATAACCTCTATTACTATGTAAACTTTCAGCGCTTGTGCTATCTCTAAAAGAAGCAGTTTCGTTTACTATACCCCAATATGTAAAACCATATTGAGCTCCCCCATCAGAATATTGTGCCGCTAAGTTTTGTATTTGTAAAATTTTTGAAGATGTACCATTAATAGTTGCTGTTAAAGCTTGACCAGCGTTTGGAAACGTTGGTGTCGCAGAAGTTATTCCAGTTTGCTGCAAACTGTATGTAGAGTCTAAGTTTTCTGGGACTGTTCTATTAAAAACATCTGTTAAAGTGTTACCTAGTCCAGCTTGTGCGTTTGCAACGGTTTGTATTGTTCCGTTTACTCCATCAGTCCCTATCTTTTCTTGAAAGTCAGTGCTTGTAACAAAACTATATACATTTGTATAATCATCTATTAAAGTATAAGACCATGTAAGTTCAAAAACTGCTGTGGTTGGAGTTGGAGCTGAGCCAAAACCCTGTTCAAACTCAAAAAAAGTTATACCAAAATTTAATGTTAATCTTGTTCCTTTTTTTAATTGAGACTCACCCTGTACTAAAGAACTTAAATCAATATTTAATACTGAATCTGAAGTTGTTTTACTTGATGAAGTAGGCGTATATGTAAATTGTCCAGAACTTGTGTGAGCAGGAATATCAATAATAGATATTGATTCTGATTTATAACTTGCTGTAAAATCTAAATTAACATTTACTCCTTCACTTGTTTTTAAATCATAACCTTCCATGTAGTTTCCATACATCAACCTATTACCCATCAACGTTTGTGCTTTAGCTAATTGAGGAACGTTATCATATAATCTTAAAATTTCTGAATCTGGTAATACAGTAAATATTTCTCTACTTGTAAAATTATACACTTCATCATTATTACTTATACCACTCAAATTTTTTCTTTTATTTAAAGTTTTAATAACTTTAATAGAAGTACTATCAGCTTCTTTGAAAAGTAATTGAACATCAGTTACACTAGTACTACCAGTATTAAATGTAATAGAAACAGCATTGTTTTGATTAACCATTCCTTCATTTAAATAACTATTGGTAGTAAAATCAAAATTACCAGGTGTAAATGCTGGCTCACTAAACTGAGAAATAGCTGAAAATTCATTATTAGCATACTTATATCTATAAGCAAAACATAAAAACTTATCTTCTAAATACGCATCAGTTATGCTTGAAACAAAATATGGTAGTATTGTTGGAGCGCTTGTAGGAGGTTTTTTTATTACTAAAATATCGTCTTGATTAAATACATCAACGTTTACTCCAAGTAATGGGTCTCCATAGTTTTGATTTATATTAATTACTCTAGGAGGATTAGTGTTATCTGTAAAAAATAATAAATTATCTATTTTATCTACTCCTGTAATTAAAAAATTTGGATTAAAGTTTAATGTAGTGTTTACGCCATTGCCGTCATTAATACTAATTACGTGGTATATTAACTGTCCAGTTTCAACATCAAATGAAATTATCAAATCTAATTTACCTGTAGCTCCTTGAGTAAATGCAGGGTCATGAACAAACCAATAAATAACTAAATTAGCCCCGTCTTCAAATGCACCTATACATCTAGCCTGTGAACTTAATTTAGTTCCATCAACATATTGAATTTCTGTTAAAGGTAAATTTCCTTTAGAGTTTTCAACAGCACCAATTTCAGAGTCTTCAGTAGAACCAAGCCTTACATTTACAGCATTTACATACTCTCCATTTGGGACAAGCCTTTCATCAAGGCTTTTATTCATTCGGCCCGCTATAAAATTTCTTTGAATGTTTGCCATTTTATTTTAACCACTTATCTTCACCTCTAAGATTCATAAGCAATCTACTAGGGTGAATGTTACTTAATCTGATTTTAGCATTTCTCAATAAAGCTTGTTTGTTTTTTCTTGCTCTATTAATAATATACTCTTGTACTCCAAATTTACTATTTAATATAGCATATTGTATGTAAGCATATATATAATCTTCAAATAATTTATTTACACTTATTTTAGAGTCATCACCGTTTTCCATCCCATCAGATATATACTGTAGTACACATTGTTGGTTTGCCATAGTAGAATCAAAATTAATAACACCAGCTTTTTTATCTATAGTAAACGTGGGGTTTATATTAGCTGTTTCAGTATTTAAACCATATCTCGCTCCTATTCTATAATTGTATATATCACTATCATAATTATACACATTAGGATTTACATTTTCATCTATTTCATCATTTAAATATATACTCTTTAATGACCCATTTTTTCTTTCTGTATCTAAAGTTGAATCAACCACAGTTGCGTTACCATCACCATCATAAGTAAATGAAGCTGTAGCCGATTGTATATAAGACACTGCTGATTGAACTTGAATGTTTTCTGTTAATTCTCTTAACACATTATCTTTTAACAAATATAACTTTACCCAATTAACATAATCAGGAGGCAAAACAAATCTTAAGTCGTCATACACTTGAAGCTCTAAATTTTTAATTTCTTTAAAAGCATCATAGTTTAATTCTTGTATACCACGTTTTGCATGAAACAATATTTTAAATCTATTTTCATTATTAATTAACTCATGGTTTCCAGCATACATTAACTGAAAATTTTTGACAATATCTTCTAAACCAACATATTGATAAGAACCCCAATTTTCATCCGTAGGATTTACACCATCATTAGTATAATATTTTCTTTGATTTATATATGCCATAATTATAAATTAGTTTGATTTTGTTGTTGGTCTTCTATTTGTCCAAATTGAAACACGTCAGCTTCTCTAATTGATATTCCTGCGTATTGTAATATCTTAGCTACTAAATTATTTGAATCATCTATTGGTAATTCAAAGTCTTGGTAATCCGCTTGTGTTTGGTCAAACAGTGGTTCACCTCCGTATAACGTTACATACGTCCATTTAGGGTCTAAAGGGTATCTTATATATTGAGCTTGAACATCATTTACACCATTAAATGTATCAGGGTATATAACAACTCCATCAGCTTCTTGTGTATAGGCTGGAAATATAGTAGATGGTGATGTAAGCAGTGAGCTGTTTAACATAGTAATCTTACTATTAGTCACCTTTTCAGCTTCTCCTTTTAAGACACCTCCCGAAAAACATAATACTTTATTCAATAAATAATAATCAGAACCCGTAGTAGAAGTTGATGGTAAAAAATAAACGTTTTGATTTTTTTGAGTTAAGAATGATGTAACTGAAAAAGTATCAATTACTTCTTCATATCCTTTTTTAATATCAGCATATCCCGTTCCAGATATTCTTGCATTCTCTTCATTAATTTGCTGATTATATCTTATGAAATATTCGTCAAATATATCTAACTGAGCTTGTTTAGCAAATAAATTAAAATCACCAGGAGATATATATCCGTAGTTATTTTTATTGATAATAGCAAGGACAGTATTTCTTACAGAATTTATCATTTGAAAATCTTTTTACAAAGATACATAAAATAAAAAAGCACCTAGGAATTAGGTGCTTTCTCGCTGTCGATAGTAAAGGAAGGATTATATTGTTCCTACTGCCACACTAGTAAATACTAGTCCACCAGTTTTAGCTACTGGTACTGCTGCGTTTGTCCAAGATGTTTCTGCTGCAGTAACTAATGCTGCATTTACATTTGCACTAAAGCCTGAAGTTAATCCAGTTCCAGTAACTGTCATTTTGTGTGTTCCATTAGTCAGATAAATTTCTCCTGCAGTTGAACTTGCTGTTTCTGCATAAAGAATTGAATCTGTGTTGATGTGAACATTACCGTCACTTGCTGTATCTAAAGTTATATATTTTGCCATGTTAAAAATTTTATGGGTTAAACAAAAAGCAAAGTTACGAATTTTTTGCTAACGCTTTTAAATGCTTAAAAGAGTCAAGACCTTCATCACTTTGAAAGTAAGAACCTATTATGAATAAAGGGTCTTCACCGTATGGTATATTACACATTTTCTTTTTATTTGAATCTGTGTTAAACCACACCTCTTTCTTATTGTTTCTTAACTGTATTAGATTTTTATCTAAAATGTTTTGTATGTCAGCATTAAATTTAAGAGCCGGGTCTTTTAATAAATTCATAAAACCACCAGGGTTTTGTTTTGCAAATATTAATATATCCCTTCTTAATTCAGCTGTTGTAACTTTTGATACATCATTCTGAAATAAAACTCTAGCTACGTTTTCAACTTGTTCAACTGTTAGCTGTCTTGCTTCAATTAAAGCATCAACTTCTAAGTTTAAGTCTTCAACTAATTCAGCAGCTTCTTTTGCTTTATTAACTTCCACAAATATTCTTCCTTTCCCTGGATGTAAATCCATGAACTTTTGAAGTACCTGATTATTCTTTGGTACATGTAAGAATCCATCTTCAAATACAATTGGCTCAACAATAGCGTTATCATCTTGCTCATCTTGAAATGGAGAGTTCTGGTTTCTTGCATATCTAAGAGGCCTATTAAGACCAGTGTCCTCATCAAAGTGTAACAGCGGAAACCTTGTTGTATGCCTTGATGCTAATATCAAAGATAAGGGAGCTGTTTCTCTTGTAAGTTTATATTGTTTATCTACGAACTTTGGTGTAGATTTTTTGGGAGTAATTTTTACTGTGTCCATTTTAGGACTTGTCTTTTCTTTTTTCATTTGATTTAATTTAATTTAAAATTTAAAAAAGGGGCACATTGCTGTACCCCTTGTAATTAAGTATTAGTCTTGAAATAAGAAGAAGTTGTTTGCACCTAAAGTACATACAGCTCTCTCAGACAAGAAGTTTACTTGCATGTTATCGATATCTGACGTTGCAGCACCACCAGCAGAACCAGTAATCCAAGTCT